GGATCAATCCCAATAACCCAGGTTTTGATTTCAAAGAACGAGTCAAGCGACATATAGGCATGATGGAAGAAGCTATGAAATATAAATGGCCGCTTTGGAATGGTCAATTGGCCATGCGCTTGTATGAACAATCTGTTAATAAATTTATGAGTAGTCCTAAAAAATATATACCATTGGTCCAAAAATAATGCGTACAGCCACAATCAGAATCCGAGACGAAGTAAACATCAAAATTGAAGGTTTAGAACTTGATGCCCGTCGTGCTTTGGTAAATGCTTTTAAGTATGACGTACCAGGCGCCCGTTATTTGCCAGCAGTGCGTCTCGGACGTTGGGATGGTAAAGTAAGCTATTTCCAACTGGGTGGTAGCACTTATGTAAACTTGCTACCAGAGATCATTCCTATATTAGAAAAGTTCAACTATGATATTGACTTGGATGATCAGCGAGACTACTCTACTACGTTTACTTTTGAAAAAGTAACAGAATCAACGTTCAGTCATATCGCCTGGGGCAAAGGACATCCATTAGAAGGTAAGCCAATGGAGTTGCGTGATTACCAAGTTGAGATTATCAACAACTTCCTTGAGAATCCACAATGTATCCAGGAGATCGCCACTGGTGCAGGCAAGACAGTTATCACAGCCGCCTTGAGTAATGCAGTGGCACCATATGGACGTACCATTGTAATTGTTCCTAACAAGAGTCTAGTGACACAAACAGAAAAGGACTACATCAACATGCAACAGGATGTTGGCGTTTACTTTGGTGATCGTAAAGAGTGGGGGCGTCAGCATACCATTTGCACTTGGCAAAGCCTAAATGTCTTGTTAAAGAATACAAAGAATAGTGTAGGCGATGTTACCATAGGTGAGTTTCTTGAAGATGTTGTATGCGTTATTGTTGATGAAGTACATATGGCCAAAGCCGACGCATTAAAGAGCCTGCTTACAGGTGTAATGAGCCGTGTTCCGCTACGCTGGGGACTCACAGGAACTATACCCAAAGAACCATTTGAGTCGCAGGCATTGAAGTGTAGTCTTGGGCCAGTGATAGGCAAGCTCACGGCCAGTGAGCTACAAAGTCAAGGGGTCCTGGCACAGTGTCACGTGAACATTGTGCAGTTGGTTGATCATGCAGAGTTTACCAACTACCAAAGTGAGCTAAAGTTCTTTTTAGAAGAACCTGACAGACTTAAAACAATAGCACAACTAATTGCACAGGTCAACGCTACAGGTAACACGTTGGTGTTGGTAGACCGTGTAGCAGGAGGACACGCATTGGTGGACTTGTTAGGAGACCAAGCTGTGTTTGTTAGTGGTGCAACCAAAGCAAAGGATAGACAAGATGAATATGACGAAGTGGCAACTAGCACTGGGAAGATTATTGTTGCTACCTACGGTGTTGCTGCTGTGGGTATTAATTTGCCTAGGATTTTTAATCTGGTGCTTGTGGAGCCTGGTAAGAGTTTTGTCCGGGTCATCCAGTCGATCGGACGAGGAATACGAAAAGCTGAAGATAAAGATCATGTCCAAATCTGGGACGTCACAAGCACCTGCAAATTTGCCAAACGACACTTGACCAAACGCAAACAGTTCTACAAAGAAGCCAACTATCCATTTACACAAGAAAAACTGGAATGGAAATAAAGGTTGCAACTATTAAAAAATATGTTATAATAAATTCATGCGTATACTTACATTAGACAACACACCATTTGATTTAGATCATCTTCCTGAAGAAGTAGATGATATGCGTTTTGCTATTTTTGATAACAGTGATCCCAAAGACCCAGACTATCATTATATTCCATTAATCTTTTTAGAAAGCTTCACAGCACCTGCCCTGGTCCTGCGCATCGGTGAACACAAAATTAAAATGCCGGTGGACTGGCAAATCTTAATAGGTGAACCTGACCTGGGCGACTTGGAAGTGTTGCCGCTAACTAGTATCAACGATCGCGGATTCAAAGCATTCCAGTTCAATCCACTCAGTAGTTTCAGGCCAAGTTTCCTAGACATAGAAATCATTGACGTGTATCAAGAAGTCACTTGGTATGCTCCCAAGTTAAAAAATGGTCAGATGTTGTGTGTACCCCTAGGCGAAGGTAAGAAACCCGACTGTGTTTATTTTGTCAAAGACATAAGTCGTAACTGTGAAGTGGTAAATTACAATCAGGCTTGGTAGTGGATAAGCTCAGCATCAACAATGAAATGGCTGTGTTTGATCGCAAGGATCGAAAGTTTTACGATAGCTTGACGATTGACGAGCGTAAAAAATTCAGTAACTTCCTTATGATTCGGTATGGATCAAGTGTACAAGGCAGTAAAGACCTGCAAGAGTTTTACTTGATAGCGACCAATGAGCGATTTAACAAACATTTTTTTACTATCAATCGTCATCCAAAACTGCAATGGTTATGTGCTACAACAGTAAGTCCTGGTATGGGCACACAACGCCATCAGTGGATTGCTCCTAAGAAAAAAGAACCGGGTGCTAGTGGCATTCGTAAACAACTGGCAGAACTGTATCCACATCTTAAAGATGACGAACTTAACTTAATGGCCGAACTCAATACCAAAAAAGACATTGATGCATACTTGAAACAGGCAGGACAGGAGACAAAGAAATAATGTGGCCCTTTAAACCCAAACTCAAAGAACAACCCAAGCTGGCACAGGTTAAAGAAATAAGATTTGGACATACCGACGGCATGTGGCAGTATAATCCAGCCAAGGATATTACTCCTCACGAAACAGCCTTGCTGATACCCATGTTTATCCATCCGTTCTGGAGAGCTGACTATCAAGGCTACATAGATGAAAACAACCTAAGACGACATTTTACCAAAGTAGAAGAATGAAGTATACCTGTCAGTATTGTAAAAAGGACTTTATAAAAGAGTCCAGCCTTGCGGTCCATAGTTGCGAGCCGCGACGTCGCCGTATGGAAAAAGATGAAGCAGGTGTGCGTCTTGGGTTCAATGCTTACTTGAAGTTTTATGAACTCACGCAAGGTTCAGCGCGACTAAAGACCTATGATGACTTTTGTGAAAGCCCATACTATCGAGCCTTTGTAAAGTTCGGTCGCTATTGTGTAGACATCCGTGCTGTCAATCCAGCAAGATTTGTAGAATGGGTTTTAAAACAAAACAAAAAGATTGACCATTGGTGCAAGGATACTGTGTACACCGAATACCTGACTGATTACTTGCGTGTGGAGAATGTGAATGATGCATTGGCTCGTGCTATGGAGTTTGGCATAGACTGGAGCGAAAAGCATGGTCACCCAGCAGAAGATTGTCTACGCTATGGCAACAACAACGCCATGGTCTATGCTGTGACTGCCGGCAGGATCAGTCCATGGATCATTTACAACAGTGAATCAGGACAGAAGTTCCTGGCAGAACTAGATGCCACACAGATAGCAATGATATGGCCCTACATCGACGCAGATTTTTGGATGCGCAAGTTCAAAGACTATCCAGCTGATCAAGAGTATGCAAGAGATATATTAACAAAGGCAGGTTGGTAATGAGCGCAGATATTGACATTGACTTGGCCAATAGAGATCAACTGTTACAGTTAATCCATGCAACCCCGGCTAGACAGATGCATCAAGGACAGGTTCGTCGACACAACAGTGGCGTATATGTCACAGACATTCCCTATGATCCTGTCCATGCGTGTGCTGCCATTGACTATGAATCGGCGGAACAGTTGGGCTATTTCAAAATTGACTTGTTGAATATGAGTGTGTATCAGTTGATCAAGAGCCCAGAGCATTATCAAGGGCTATTGTCACAAGAACCTGATTGGTCGCGCTTATGGACCGATCCAATCTGGGCAAAACAACTGGTCCACATAGGCAACTACACAGAGTTATTGAAGTCGATGCGACCCGATAGTATTCCAAGGATGGCCGCGTTTATCAGTATTATCCGTCCGGGTAAAGCACACTTACAAAATCGGCCCTGGGCAGAAGTGTTTGAAACTGTGTGGGATGGTGACGACAGCAAGGGTTTTGTGTTTAAAAAATCGCACAGCGTAAGCTATGCG